GAATTTGGTTTTCTTAGACATTACTTTTCCAACGAGATGTTTCATTTTATATTTCCTTACTTTTACTTACTATCACTAAACAAGTGCTTGTTATTTTCTTGGAAGTCATCAAGTACTTTACGTACTGTATGTAGAACAGATAATGTTTCCATAATCTCTTTTCCTACTTCACTATTTTTATCGAAATCTTGAAATCGTTCAAATGATTTACGAATACTAATATCAACACTACGTCTCATATGACGGAATGTAGTCTTCATAACAAATGATTTACTGAATGGTGGTTTATCTTCTTTATTATCAACCATATTTATCCTTAAATACTACTATATAATACTACCTAGGGACACCCAAGATCTCTCTTTAGCGTCCCCTGGTAAAAGGGAGAATTAACTCCCTAAACTATTTAGACTGCAGCGACAGTGGCTGGGCCAAAGAACTCGCTCTGAATAGACAGAGTTAGAGTAGCTTGGTTAGCATCTGTTAACTGTGGGCTTACTAGTAAGGCTTCTAATTTACCAACGAAGTAGAAATTAGAGTTCTGACCAGCACCTAAACCTGCAGCGTTAGTCTCAAGACTTGCTGGCTTAGTGTTTGCCAATGTGAACTGGAAAGCATACTGCTTACCGTCACCAACCATCTTACCTAGGCCACCAGTAACGGTAGGATCCCAGTCAGCAGGTACGTAGTTAACAGTGATCTCTAGGTTAGGAGCATCGGACTGACCTTGGATCTGTTGTGAAGTAGATTGACCATAAACTGGTACGTTAACAATGTTAGCAGGTGTACCGATTTGTGGGAATTCACGAACGTTCTTGATTTCTTTAAATGCTGTATCATCAGCAAATAAAGCAACTAACTCGCCAACTGTGTCAACAGCAGCGGCAGAAGTGATAGCGGTAGTATTAACTGCAAGAGCAGAGTAGATACCAGCGCCAATTGAATTGATATGTGCCATGTTATTTATTCTCCATAAGCTTTAAAATTTATTGAATAATCGCCACGATAAAGTGATTTATCCGCGGGATCAAGGCCAAGCTTCATTAATGTGCTTGTGCCAAATTGGGTTCCATTTGTCAAAGTCTTCCCTTGAAAAAATGAATCTATTGAATCAGCAATACCGAATAGTTCAGCATCACCATTTCCTGCTTTAACAAAAATCGAAAGGATTAACATCCCAGATAGTTTCTTTTTAAGGCCATGTGCATCAATAGTAGACTTGCCAGGTAATATTGTCACTCTGATAAATGCAGAAGAACTATCAATAGCTCCGCTATAATTATCAGGGTAAGTCTTATACCCTGTTGCTGTCCAACCAGCGGACGCAAATATGCCATAAACATCTGATTTTATTTTACTGAACATTTTAAACTCCCGCTAAAGAGAGTACAACAATGAACTCATCTTTCGATATAATATTACAACCGTATTCTACGTTATTAATAGTTACCCTAGAGTATCTATTAAAGTTAATTGCAGCATTATTCTTGATAGTAAGTGATGTTGTTGTTACAGGAATACCAGCCTCATAAGTTTTAGATGTACTTAAAAACCCGAAAGTTGTATAAGTCTCAGCTGTATTAACTATTGAGCCTGTATTAAAACTAAATCCACTAACGATTTTATTGTCAAAAGTAACAGATACAGATAGATCTTTTAATTTTTCAAAGGCAGTATCTACGGATCCTTGTACTTTTGATTTGAGGGACATTTAGTTTGCCCTCCACCATTGATTAGAACCTTGATTTACTAAAAGTGGTTTTAAGTACTTTCTAACAAGACTAGGAACCATTGGGGTTCTAGTAGTGTCATTATTACTATCTTTCAATGTAATAGTACCAATAGAAATTTCTTCAAAGTTTTGACTTTTATTATCTAACAAGTTTTCATTAGATAACAAATGATAGGCCATCTCTAAGACAGCCTGTTTCATTCTTTTTGGAATTTCAGTTTCACCAAAGTTAATTTGTTGTCCTAATCTAGGATCAAAAATATAAGCCTCCTTACGAGGCCACGCAAGACTCTGTGTGGAACTGACAGCAACACCAATAAATTGATTCTCATCAAGTAAAAGAGTTGCGGTCACTAATGCTGACTCTTGGTCGTCGTCTTGAGCATTTAACCATGCACCCGCATCAATGCGAGTATCAAAGTATGCATCAGCTTCGGCCATAGTTACATATGTGTTTGTACCTAGGACTAGTGCCATCAGTTCCTCCTAATGGATTAAGCGTGGAGAATAGGTAGAATACCTACATTCAATGCGTTCATCTTACGTGCCCATGAACCAGCAGTTGCATAAGCGGTGTTAGTAGCGAAAGCGTTAGTAGCGCCAGCCCAGTCGTAACCAGCTGGATGTACTACGAAGCCATAACGATACCAGATAGATGTAGAACCACCACCAGTATAAGAAGCAGCGTCACGCTCAACTTCAACAGGGGTAGGTACAGCGATGTTAGTGAAGCTGATAGCACCTGGCTTAACGATGAATGTAGTCTTTGTAGACTGGTCATTAACGTTAGCAGAAGCTGAGAGGTCACCTTGAGCAACACGGCTGAGGATCAAACGGAACTTGCCACCGAATACGGTTTGGAATGTTAAGTTACCATCAGTAACAGTAGTTGTGTCTACTAAGTTAGCAGCACGGAGTTCAGCTAAGATCTCTGGTGATGTAACCATGTACATGAAGTCAGGCTCATAGTCTTTGAAAGCCATACCGATAGCTTTGAATAAACGCTCACCACGAGCAGCACCAATAGCTGTAGAATCGAATAACTTACGTGCATCAGATGCAGAGGTAGCTGCAGCAGCACCGAATACACCAGCAGCGTTAATGTCAACGAAAGAACCAACACCAGCGCAATCAGCATCAGTAGTGTAAGCAACTAAGCCTGTACCACGTGAAACTTCATGAGCAGCTACACCTTTGAGGGAAGCAACAATAGCGTCAGACTCG